TTATCCAGCGATAAGCCCTTCCACCATTTTCTTCAGCTCTTCCATGCTTGATTTAAGTGCTTCAATTTCGAGCTGTTGTGCATTGTTTTCCTCCACCAGCGACTGTAGCACAGCATGGTGAACCGCAACCATTGAGCCTGAGTCCCCGGCTTCTACTGCTAACACATCATCAATAACTGTGCCGTCATCCAGCTCGCGCGAACCAGTGTTGATTACGGCGTCCGGGAAAAACCTGGCGATGTCATTTGCGATGACGCCCATGCCGAAACGTCCCTCTGCGCCTTTATGCCGATACCTCCAGGTGGCTGCCCTGATTCCCATCAGAACATCGCGAGGGTTCTGTATAGGCGCAATGTCGTTTTTGACACGTTCGTCAGAACCAGAGTTAACCCATGACCCGCTTGCGATGGCGTTTCCTGTCTGGCTAAAACTATATGTACCGATGCCACCAGTGACCCCGGCGATAACGAAGCGGATGGCATGCGTACTGGTTACGTAATGCTGAATACGCGAAAATGACCCGTCCGGGGCGAACATTTTTGCCAACGTGTTTTCGAAGGTTCCGGTTCCCGCGACGCCGTGTGCAGCACGTAAGATGATCGCCTCGCCGGGGTCGCCCGACGTTGTGCGGTTAACAAAGTCGATTACGCCGCTGTAAGAAGACCCGCGATAATCTGCCGCATAAACGATGCGTGAGTCATCGCCCGCCGCCACTGTCCCCGCAGCTGCGCCGACATTACGTGTAGCGGAGTCACCCAGGCCAAGATTTGTACGCGCCGTGGACGGCGTGGCGGCCCCTGTTCCGCCATTCGCAACCGGTATGACACGGGAATCAGTGAAAATTTCCTCAATATGGTAAACCCTTGCCCCCACCGGACCACGGAAAACACCCTGATAAATACGCCGTGAAAGTCCTGCGGAATAGTATGTCGCGGTGAAATGTATCCACGCATTCCCCGTACTGGCCGTGACATCACCCGATACGTTAGTCACGTTCAGGGCAAACGTCCCTGTTGTGTAGGTATCAAGTGGCGAAGGCGCGTTAAGCCAGTTGGCGGCATTTAACTGATAGGCTGCGCCGTTAACAAAACTGAAGGTTTGCCAGTCCAGATTACTTAATGTGCTGTTGGGTATCCCGATCCCCAAATCATTGAGGGGTTTAATACCAACAGGGTCCCATCCTGACCACGTTGTTCCGGATAACGTACGCTGCCAGGTGCGGTTAATACTGGCTGCGCCAGTTGAGATTGCGGTATAGCGCTGAATAAGTCCGGTCCCGTTGAGCCGTGGGATAACTTCGCAAATGCCAGGCACGTCAGTCGGGCCGCCGGTAAAGGGCGTGGTAACTGACCATTCGCCCGGTGTTTTCAGCGTGTTCAGGTCCCCGGTAAAAAACGACATCCGCGTCTGAATCCCTGCAGGCAACCAGTCGGACCATGGCCCGTCAGTCCCGTTCCATGCGCCAGTCAGCGAGCGGACATAAACGTTGCCGTTCATCGATACCGTATAGCGCTGCATACCTCCGTAGCGTCCGCCGGCAAACACTTCCAGAATCCCCTGCCCGTTGTCCTCCGGGAACCCATACGCGGCAGTGGTGTTGGTGTTCGATGAACGGTTCCAGGTCCCGGTAAAGTCGGGCGTCGGTCCGTATGCATTCAGGTTGGCTGCAGCGGGCAGATTGCCGCGCCACTGCTGAGAGGAACTGACCAGCCCTGCCATTTTTGTCCATGACGGACCCGGAACCTTTGTGCCGTCCGGCAGGGTGATGTTGATATCTCCGGCAGCAGAATAAAATGACTGCCAGTTAGCTTTGTCATTATTCATCCCGCGCATTGCAGCAGTCGTCTGCGCAACAAGATCGGCGGTTACCTGGTTCAGTGCCTTACGCGGCACTGCTGCCCAGGCGGCACCCGTGGTGCCTGGTCCGGTGAAGGGGCTGACAAGCGTGGCGGCCGTGTTACTGGTGACACTATCAACTGGCAGGGTGTACAACACGCCGCCGATGGTCGCGGTAATGAAATCGCCCGGTTTTAAATCCGTGGTGAATAACGTACTGGTACCAACAACCGCTGTCGAATTATTGGTCAGTTTGAGAGTTCCTGCGGACATAATGTCTCCTGATTACAGGCAATAAAAAACCCGCCGGAGCGGGTTGGTTTACGTGATTTGCGCGAATGAGCCGGAGCCGCGCAGTATTAACATGGTTGGTGAGGATATCGACGCACCCGCGCCCGGCAGCTGCTGATCTGCGTTCACTACGCATGACACGTTGATTAACCGTTCGGAGGTGCGCACGCTGTGCATGACCGTTGCCGAAAATACCCCGGAACCGGGGGTGTTAAAGTTAAACGACCTTGAGACACCATTTATCGTTATGGTGGCAATCGCCCCGACAGAGCCGCTGTTGGCTCCCTGAACCCTGACGTTCATCATTACAACCACCTGTTTTGCGAGGTTGAATGTTGCGCTGTCAACATACCGGAAGGACCGAACATAACCGTTCGGCGCATCATCAAATACCATGCCGTTGGCCACGTCGCCGATAAAGCTGGACGCTTCCACTGTCCCGGTAAATTTGCCTCCGCTGGCGTACACAGTGCCTCTGAACTCACCATCTGTCGCATAAACCGTGCCCCTGAAGGAGCCGGATTCGGCATAAACGGTTCCCCTGACGGTTACGCCGGCGAACCACGCAAATCCGCTTTTGTTAATGTGCCAGCCCACATTGCCGGTACCATCCCATGTGTTGGACTGGATGTACTGACCAATTTTGGCATTCGTGATCGTTCCGTCCTGGATGAATCCGGAGCTCAGAAACACCTGACCGTTAACGATGGCAAAAGGCGAGTACATGACGCCGCCCTGCCCCGACAACATCACGAACTGTTCGGCATTAATCGCCACGCGGGTTTTTACCGCTGAACCGTCAGCGATGACCGCCACAGACAGCCCGGCGTCGTAGTAGTTGCCGTTGTATTTCACACCCGTTTTCAGGGTGTAAATTGCATTGGCGGTGGTTGCGTCCGCATAGGCAGTCATTTTTTGATTGATGGCAGCCTGTTGATCGCCAAACTTCGCCGCGACCTGCGTCTGGTACTGGGCAAAAGCCTGTTCTGCGCTGGCCTGCGCGCTCTGAATGGTAGTAATGCTGCTGTGCACGCCGTTAAAGTCGGCCGCCACTGACAACCGGTATTCAGCGAACGCCTCATCCGCTGTTGCCTGTGCGGTTCTAACCTCACTGATTTCCGCAGCAGCATCGCCAAACTGAACGGCCACAAGCTCCTGGAACTGAGCGAACGCTTTTTCCGCATCGACCTGCGTGATTTTTACCTGAGAGATTTCCGCACGCGCCAGCCCCAACTGCTCATACTGGATTTGCGCGCCTTCCACCTGCGCCAGTGTGACCTGCATCTGTCCTGCCAGGGTGAAATCAATCTGCTCTGTCAGGCGCTTCCCGTCCTCTGACGTCAGCAGGTCTTTGGCTATATCCTCCAGGTAATCGGCAGCCTGGTCGTTAGCCATACCCCTGATCCAGTCGGTCCAGCCACTCTGATTACCGATGCGGTCAACAAGCCGTGCCCGGTACCAGAATTCCTGCCCCGCCCGTAACCCCATCTGCGTATAGGTGTGCTGCGGGTACGGAACACCCGAAAGCAGCATAGGATTATCACCGCCGCTGCTGAGCGCGTACTGGATTTCTGTCTGGAGCGTATCGCCGGTATCAGCAGGAAACGCCCAGTCCAGTTGGATCCCCCAGTTTATTGGCGTGGTGCGGAAACCAACCGGCTTAGGCACATCACCAATGCGGCCAGTGAGGTGCGTCAGTACAGAGGTGGTCCATAAACTCGAAGCGCCACCCGCATTAATGGCACGTACACGGACAAGGTAAACGCCTTATCCCCGTCATCGTCATTCCTTACGCGCGCATCCGCGACATTGATATTTATCGCCACAGGCAACGGCACGTCATCTTCCGGATCAGCGGCCAGCTCTTTGCGAAGCTTTTCAACCTCCAGCCGCCGGCGCTCAATTTCGATTTGTTGTAGCTGCTGGGCAAACTCACTGTCTGCCAGCCCAAGTCGCTTCATTACTGCTTCGTACATGCGCTCTCGGCTGATGGCGGTTATCTCAACGCCGTGTTTGCCGAGTTTCAGGCCTGAATACGCCAGGCGGGACACAGGAGGAAGTTTTCGGGTATCCGGGAAGTAAGGTTGTCCGATGCCATCACCGTTACAACGCGGGCATGTCGGGTTTGGCTCGCGGTTATGGTCGTAGCCGTAACCACCAGCGTCCTCTGGCTCACGACTTTTCTTCTCCACAGATTTAAGTCGCTGCTCTTCAAACTCCACCATGTCGCGCCACTGATAATGATGACCGAAACCCCAGCAGTAGCGACAGCATCCCCGACGGTACTGCGACAGCTCGTTAGCGTCGAAGGTTGCCAGTTGCCACATCTGCGCCAGCACTTCATCCGCGCTGGCAAGCGTGCGCACAAGTGATGCCTTTTGCTGCTGCGCAATGGCCTCAGCAACGTGAGGAATCGTGAGGAGTTGACGACCATAACTGGAATCGCTGTAACCTACCCTTGCGGCGGCGGCAGTGGCGTTTTGGTCTATGAGATATTCAGCAACGAAGCGCTTTTGCTGAACAGTGAGCTCGCTGTCCACTAGGGCATCAGCACTCTTTTTTTCTGCGCGTTGCGCACATGCTTCTGCGCAGATTTTTGCGCACTTTGCGCAACAGGTTTTTTGATATAACGACGGGCGGTTGCGTAATTCAGTCCCTGCGCTTCACACCAGTCTTTTGGGGAAATGCCGGTTCTGGCATGCTCGGACAGGAACCGTTGCTGAAGCCCGCCCCAGTCCGGTTTCGCCATGTTCTTTATCCTGGGTTAAAGCCATTACGATGCCCACTGGCGGAAGGCATTGGGATGGCAATAAAAAAGCCACCAGCGGATGACAGTGGCGTGATGTGGAGGCAATAAAAAAAACCGCCCGAAGGCGGTTTGAATGAAAAAGCATAACTATGGTCTTCTTGTGACGTCCGGGTCATCGGGGTCCAGTGGATTATTCACATCTGGTACGTCAGGTATATCATCATCAGGTATCCGGTCATCTTCAGGAACCGGATCAACTAAATCTGGACGGTCAGTCATAATGTCTCCGTCAAAAAATCATTGAATTTAGTTACTTATTTTTGCCTGGATTCTGTTTGCCCTGGTCATCTTTAGGCATTTTCTCCGGCTGCTTAGGCTTATCTTTACTGACGCTGGTAATAGTGGATTTCATACGAACTCCGGTAGGGTAAGCAGCATTTTGCTGCCAGATAAGTATAAGCATCAGTTATATTTTATACGAGCGAAACGGCATGCTGTTTTTTGTAATGATATGAATATAAATAACTAAAAAATAATTCCCGTTGTTTTTAGAATTAATTTTATTAAGAGCACTCTTATTTCTCCCGCTTACGCTTGTTAATAAAAAGTTAACAGCCATACTCTGATTTCCTGCCACGACAGGAGCTGAAAAACCAACGTTAGATCCTTGCCATTGAGAAAATAATAAGAGTACGAAGTACTGTGATAATCTACTCTGACTCGCCCTCCTACCCGGGGGCATTTTTTTTACCTGGAACAAATTCATTCATAAAAAATGCCGCTCAAGCGAGTTAATTCTTGAATAATCACCGCTTACGCTTGTTACTTCATATTTACCAGCCATACTCAATCCTCCTGTAGCACAGGAAACAGCCCCACCGTCTGCTCCTAACTTTTCGAAAAGAATCGGTGCGAAAGCACTTGCCATAGACTGACAGGTTTGCCTCCTTGATGGGGGCATTTTTTTAAACACTTATTACTTTTGCATATCGAAAACTTAAAGGACATGTCGCAATATCGGCCAGTTGCAAGTAATAACGAATGCTGCTCCTTGCTGACTGCGTCATACTGGTAACAGATGCAACTTCCTTTTGAACGTTAGCACTGGAGGAATGTATGCACTTAGTAAGTAACAAGTATGCTGTAATATCCGAAGATCTGGAATTTCTTGCGTTCAGCTTCGCCCGGATGCGCTTCCAGGGTCGAAATCTGCGTACCGAAGCAATAACCGGTAACATGGATGAAAATTCAAAAGCCTGGTTCCTGCAGCGGTATGATTTTTATTTTAAGCAGCTTCAGGAAGAACACCCAGCTGAGTAAGCTTAAGCCGGGAGGCAATAGCTGCCCGGCGCGTTGCCTTAACGCAACGCGTTATACCAGGCCTGCCAGCGATATGTATTGATCCGCAGTTCGCGCAGACACTCAGCAGTTTCTACATCTGCCTGGAGGTCCTCATCGCTGTTTGTCCCGGCATCACTTGCCCTGCACGGTTCCTGCATCAAATCCTGGGATATTGTTGGCAGCGTCGATGGCACGCTGGCGCAGCCGCACAGACTCATCATCAAAATCACACCTGGTACGATCCGGAGACTGAACATATTTCACCACGTCGCGGGTTATGGTCCTGTAAATCACCTTCGCCCCGGCACTGGCCGCAGCGGCTTTCTTCTCTACCGGCTGGATGGTTTTCTCGGCCTTTTGCTTTTTGTCCGCCGCCAGCGCGTTGATGTGATCAGCGTGAGCATTCCACCCGGAACGCCAGGCAATAAGCGCCGTGGCAGAGATGCTGACCATCAGCGCCAGAAGAACATAACGCCAGTTCATACCAGCGCACCCCGCGCACGGTTGTAACGCTGCCGCCGGTTTTCAATGCCGTTCTGACCGCCGTTGATAATCTGTGTAACCCGAGCCAGATCCCCGGAATAAAGCAGACAACCGCTGGTGGCATAAAACCATGCTGCCGAACGTGCCGCATTGAGGTCCTGCTCCAGTTGCTCAGGGCTGGTAACAAGATCGAGTTTTAGCGCGGTACCGCATTTTGTGTAATTTGCCTGGCCGGTGATCTGAATCAGGCCGCGTCCACGATATTTCCAGCCATCACCCGGTGCTTTATTGCCAAGTCGTTTGCTGTAAACCAGATTGGCAATGGCACGCTGGCGCTCCAGTGGCAACACCTTTTCATACGAACGGCGGCCCAGCGCATTAGCCTGGTCCTGAGTAAGTCGCCCGGCGCGAACGAAATCCGCCAGGCCTGCCACGCTGTAATTCATGCTCTCCACCAGCCGGGTGAAGCCAACAGATTCATGCCCGGTCTGCGCGATAAACATCGCCTGGTCAGCCGGTGTAGTGATACCGAATTCTTTCATGGCCGTTTCAATGTGCGGAAACCAGCGCGCAGCTAATCCGGCGCTTATACCAGCCGCCTGCTGAAATTGTGATTGTTTCATTCAGACCTCAGGACATAGAAGAGCCGCGCCACATTCCCCCGTGCCCTGAACACGGCGGCGCAGATAATCAGGTTGATTGTCACGGTTGCCCAGTGGGTATGCAGGTAGGAGTCAAACAGGTACCGGAACGGTACCGATGCATACGCCAGGATAATCACATAGGCCAGCCATGACGCCCACGGGTTATGTCGCCCGCCAGGCTTACGGAACATCATCAGGCGCAGAACAATGGCGGCGCAGGCCACCACGTTCGTCACCACCAGCGGATCGTTAGTTACCATTGGTTCCCCCTCTCCAGCGTGCCAGCAGCTTTAGCGGGTCCTGTTCACTGAAAAACGTCAGCGTCTTGATTGCCACGGCAGACAGAATTACCGCACCGAGCGCATCCAGTGGCTTGTCTGCGTAGCCCGTCATTTTTGCCAGCCACGAACCCACAAGCCCGGAGCCATACACGCCAGCAAAATACGACACAACGAAATACGCGGAACGGCGGAAAATCGTCAGGTCGGCAGCGGTGGCCACGTAGAACACCGCCCCGGCAAACGCGCCGAACACAACGCCGTAATCAGTGCCGGTGAGTAGTCCATAAATGCTGGCACCAGTCAGCGCACTGCCGGCGGCTGCGGTACCGGAAAAAGGTTCGGACATTACGCCCCCTCGTTAGTGGTGAGTCCTCTCAGGAATGAGGGGAAATAAAAAAGGCCCACCGAAGTGGGCCCTGATGCGGATGCCATTCCGCTGTTGTGGCGCTGGTATAAGGCATGAGCCGAATACCAAGGACGTTCGGCTCATAAAGTGAGCCTAATAGAACTATAGGTGCAAAAAAAGCCGCCCTTAGGCAGCTTTGAGGTATCGAGTGAGCTGGATACTTTCAGCTTGCCCTTTAAATCAGCGTTTTCATCCTTCAGGCGATCTACTTTGTCTTTCAACTTTTCAATCTCTTTCTCGGCGTTATCACGGTCACGCTGAAGACCAGTGATCCTTTCTTCCTGCCGGGCCTGAACTTCTTTGATGGTATTCACACTAGCCTCAGTCGAGTCGATAGTGTCAACGAGTCGGACTGCGAAAAAACTTACAATCCCAATGGTTAAAGCCACCATTCCCGTGAGAATCCACACCTTTACACCAGAAGCAGTATCACTTGAAGAACTTATAGAGTTATACCTTATGCCAGTTAATTAAACCTAACGTGCGGCCGCATCGTCAGAACCAAAGGGATTTTAACTGGATAAGGATTAGGAAAGCTTTAAAAAAGAGGAAGCGTGAGTGCGTTTGATTATTTAATGAGCGAAAGCAGCCAAAACCCCCAAGCGGGGATGATGAGGAAGGTCATTGTATAAACCACAGCAGGCTGAATTTTGTTCAAGTTAAAATCCTTAGCAGGGCTTTGTGCGTCCTACAAATCCAAACTACCGAAAGAAAGGATAGCGCACAAGGGGTTTAGCTCTACTTTTTTATCAAATTAGTTTCGAAATCATTCTTCGATGGCGCGGCATTATACGTACAAAATTGAAGTTATCAACATGAATTAAAGATTATTGATAGCAAAAAGTGCTCTACTAACACCATACGTGGGGAAATTGCAAGCATAAAAAAACCCGCTCTATGGCGGGTTTTAAACGTTGAACATACAATGCCCATCGTTGGGAAAATACTACCCATAATTTTTGAAAATGACAAGCATCATGCCCCCATTTTCGTTAAATATGTTGCTATCGTGTGACTTCTCTCAATTTTAGCTCAGCGTAGGTTTCTTCCTGCCAGCATTTCGATACCAGCTTATTGATCACATCGGCGTACCCGCTGTACCACTGGTAATCGGTCATATCCGGTACCAGACGAGCTACCCGGGCGCGCGCCAGGGTGGTCGGGAGTCGACTGTAGCCTTTACCATTGCAGCGATCGCATATTTTCTGAACCGGCACCCCGTGTAAAAGGCTCCGCTTTTTATCGATTGCCGTTCCACGCCCTGAACAGTCGCGGCATGCGGTGCTAATCTTGCCCTTACCTGCGCAGTGCTTACAAAGCTCTTCAACCTCTTCCCTGCGTACTGTCGCTTCAATACCTTTCACTCCAGGGTGCTTGACCACTTCACGCATAATGCGAATCACTCCCTTCCCGTTGCAGTGGTCGCACTCGCAGCTGCTGGCCGCTGAGCGGGCATAGTCGCTATATGCGAACTGGGCCAGGCAGCGAGCCATTTCGGCGCGCGCGGCGTCGCTCAGCTTATTCATTACCGGGTTTTTTAACGCAAGCGCGTAATTCGTCAGCCCTTCGATAGCTGGTTGCGGATCCTGAATGCCCATCTTCGCCAGGAACAGGTTAAACCCTAACGGGGCTTCGGCCTGCACCATGCCCTGGGCAGTCATAACATCGGCAATGGATAGTGCATCACCACCAGTAGCTGGAGCTTCATCATTCAGCTTTGGGGATTTAGGCGAATAGTACTTCGGTAATGATTCCAGATTCATCCGGCAATCCTCATTGCTGTTTTAATGTAATTTCTCAATATGCGGTAATCCGTCACAACCGATCCGCGAAAGCGGTAAATTCTCAGGCGTTGCCAGCGGAGGCGGATAACGTCCATTTTGTAGTTTTCTCTGCTCACCACTTTCCCCCTCTCGTTTCGAACCAGTCCAGAACGTACCCGATGGCCAGTAGGGCGGCCCAGCCAATCTGGTAATAATTTTCGGTAGTCATGCGGCCTCCTGCTGTTTTAGTACTTTGAGTTTTGCGCGGTACTCATCGCGGATCCGGATGTAGTCGTCGCGCTTCCATTTCGGTAATTCGTGCGGACCCATCAGGGCATCAAAGCGGGCCTGCCCGATTTTGGCGATTAGCGCCGGACGGTAGGCAGTCAGGTTGCCGGAGAGGTGGTTATTACAGACCGAACACTGCTTATGGCAGTTGTTTTCGTCAAAGCGCAGCTCCGGATTCGCGCCGGTCGTGCGGAAATGCCCGGCATGATATTGCCCGTCGTGATGCCGCCCGCAGCTAATACAAGGGAGATGTCGATCGCGGTACCGGATGAATTCGTTAAAAGCCTGCTGGGCCTGTTTGATGAAATAGCTGAGCGGCTTAACTGCCTGTCGCCGTTCCGCCTGGCGTGCCCGCTGCTCTTTCTCCTCTTCGCGCTGGCGCTTCTTCTCAGCACGCATAGCGTCGGCCTGGTTCTTTGCGGTCTGCTCTTTGCCTACAGCGCTGGCGCATACGTAGCAGCAGACAACCTGCCCATCACGAACCGGGTGGAACCACTCCCTGCAGTGGATGCACTTGCGACGAGGTTTTTTAGCCATACTCACCCCGCGAAATTCATCAGTTGCGCGGCGGCGTTCTCGGCCTCGCGCTGGTCCCTGAATGCCCGCGACAATATCCAGCGCCATAGCACATCCAGTGCGGCACGGTAGAGCTGCTGGAACTCTGTTTCGTCCATGCTGGCAAAAGAAATGCTTCGGGGGTGTTTGCGGAGGGTGCCGTCAGGCAACTGAATAGTATCAAAATGTCCGGCCTCAATGGTTACCCAGGCGCGATAAGCATCGAAGGATTTGCACAGGCTGATGACGTTGGTAATGCGGCGGCTGGCCACTTGTTCCAGATATTGCTCAGCGGCATCCATCAGCGCGCTTTCGTTCCCGCCAAAGGCGGCAAGGTATCTGGCGTAACCGTTAACAAGCCTGCGTTCGTTGGAAGATATCGCGCCGCCGGTCGGTTCCCAGTACTCGAAACCAAGATTAAGCAGAGCGAAGAACTTGCGGTGAAAGGCAGGGTTTCGGACTTTTTTAAAATCGGCAACAAGGACTGCACCGAGCTTGCATTTAGAATGCAAAAAGTCGCTGGTCTCCACAGATGCAGGGATCAGGACGCCAGAGGATTGTTTAATAAGGCGTAACTGCGCCATGGTGTTCTCCATAGCGCCGGTAATCAGCGTCAGGTGTTCAGACTGACACTGTTATTATGCACAGGGTTTAGATAATTTCAAAGCCGTTAAAAAAGAAAAAAGCCACCTCGTGAGGGGCTTATGGTTCTGGTTCGGTTTGCTCTCGGTATTACGATACGCTGAGTTTAGGCTATTAGATATATCGTCCGTCTTGTGCAAGGAGCTGATGTTAATGACTAGGAAATGAGCATACTAACATACACAATAATCAGGCTCATCGACTGAAAACTGTGAATGCAGTTATTGAGATAGTCCCTGTTTTTTGAGTGAACAATGTAAAAGCAATACATGCAGTCTATAGGTGGAGAAGCGTTCAATGACCAACAATATTTGCATTAATCTGTATGGTTCAATTGAAGACATCTGCAAGCAGCAACTTGTTAATGCAGGATTTAGAATCCCTAAAGAAACTACTAACGGCTACTTACCTCTACTTTTGAACATGAAGAAAAAGTTTATAGAGCCCCGCAAGAGAAGTGTCCATTTTCACAGTACCTTGAGTGTTCCCGAAAAAAATAGAAGTGGCTTTACTTCGCTCATTAATAAAATGAAATTTGGGAGCAACATTAACGGCTATCAAAGTCATCAATTAGAAAGAGCTGACTTCCATGATGATTTTTTGAATGATTTTGGCTTGCATCATTTCCATCTTGGAGAAACCACTCAAAAGACCGGAAAATATAAACATTACATTAAAAGAACTGGCAATACAGTTTTTGCAAAGGTTGATCGGGACGACATTTATGTATTAGGAGTGTTTGGCCATAACAGTGACGAAAATAACTTCATCTACTCTGATGAACAGCTACTCAAGTCATTATTCGATGAGTGGCCACATCTCCTTGAACAATGTCGAGTTAGAGGTGTGACAGGGCAAACATTTTCTCCAAGAGAACGAAATACCTTACGAAGTAAGGGTCTTAATGTGATTACGGCTCTTAGTGATGACATTGCTATTATGTCTCCTGGAGGAGGATATATGGCAAATAAATTAAGCGCTTCTGTTTCCATAGAGCTGTTACATCTACACCGTGCAATTTCGGTACTTAAAAACTCATTATTTGATATTCAAGAAAAGAATTATCCATTTAATTCCTATTTCAGAGTAATCACATTCGGTCATAATCAATTAAGTTTATTTTGCGATAAAAACTGTTTTTTACAAAAATACAGATATTAGATGGTAATCTTAAAACAATTAGTTTAGCGCCTGGATATGGGCCAGTTTACTCTCATGGCTTTTTGCGTGGTAAAACGACCAAGCTATATATTGCATTGATTGATGCACTAAATACCACTGCGAGCAGAAATTATCTACATCCATTTCCATCACTATATATACGGCATGTATAAATCCTTTATGTGCAGCCGCTCCTCGCTTAAAGCTATCCGAACTTGTATATCCAAGCAGCTTTAAGCGAGCTTATGCCGTCTGCTCTTTCACTGAACACATCTCTGGTAAATTAGACCTCACTGGCTCCTCGGCGAACGGCAGCGGGACGGCATTGCCGCAGCGCACCACTTGCTTGTCCTTCACGTACTACATGTTGCAAGTAGTCCTGGTCGATAATGAGCATAGCAACTAAAAAGTCAGCCAACAAAAGTTAAGAAATGTTGTCACCGAATTTGGATGGCTCCGGTGACATTGTTATGATGGGTTGATTTTTGTAACAGTAAAACCAAACTACAATCTGAAAGTATTGTTTAGGATCCAGCGAGTGAGTCAGGATGTGGTATTTCAGCCATCACTTCTTCAGCATCACAGTTATCAATGAAGAAATAGAGTGTAGAATCCACAACTTTCAGTCGTCTTGTTCCCTGATCATAATCAAACAGTGGAGGAACAATATTTTGATTAGTTTGAAGTACAGGTAATCGTTTCAATGTACCCGTAACATCAGAAGTTCTTACATTATCAGGGTGTGTATGTATTTCGCGGATAAGTTCTTGTAATGTTTTTCGCTCTATCCCATCTTTTAATTCACTATAGCTACGACTGAGTAATACCTGAACAAGGTAATATTGTAGATAAAGAGCTACGGCATCCTCACTAGGTCTCCGACTTCTACTTCCGGCAGCAATGGACTCTAAACTTCTCACATGTCGTGAAGCGTAATCAGCAACCTTGACAGATATTGCTCGCTCTAAAGTATCTGAATTGTCCAAGTTCAGGACTTCTCTTTGTACTTCCTTCACACCTGATAGCTCGCAGAATTTTTTTAGTAGCTCTTGAACAACTGCAACACTACCATGTGCTTCATTAAATATTCGACTCTTCAATGCTTCGCTGATTGAAATATTCAGTGCCTTCTCGCCCGTCTCGGAAACCCTTGCAAAATCTTCGGTCTCCCAAGGTTCAACAGGAACCTCAGCTATCCTATCCTGTAAATCACCATTAAATTGGATTAGTCTATTATTTTCTCGCCACACCCCAAGGATGATAAAGCGGATACCCATTTCTTCAAAGGTACGGAGATCAAATGCAAGTTGACCTTGAACATCAACCGCAAGATAGTGAAAGTTTTCAAGTACAAAAAATTTGTGACCGCCTCCGACTGCCAATAGTAGCTCGCCTACATCTTGAGCAGCATTTAAATTAAACTCTATAGGTTTACTTGTTGTTTGAGTCTCCTTCCCGATTTTTCCTTCAACCCCAGCTTCGACGTCGCCCTTCGCTAAAAAGGGGATATAAGCTGAAAATGTGCTTTTCAGAGAGGCTGATCCCTCTTTGCTAGTTGTACTAGCTTTTTCAGTCACAATTTCCACGCCTAATTGACGTAAAAATGCTCGATAAATATCTTCCGCTGAACTAGTGGGACCGCAGTGATAGGTACACCGATATTGTTCATCTAAATGTCTCTGGAGAAGTGCAGTCTTGCCCTGCTTTGACGAGCCATAAATAACGATCTGTTTTGTAGTAGCAAGGGCATCTGATAGCGTGGAGTCAACCGAATCTCGTTCAATGTAACTTGCAATAGGGTCCCGAGAAACTCCAAAAACGTTATTTAGGTGCATAATCGATCTCCATAATTTATTTATCTACATGATACCATCGGTTTTTATACGTATGAATCATACTTACTTCCACTCTTTGTACCTTTTATTGTTTTACCAAGGCGGGGCGCTTGTGATGCGCCGGGCGACTTCAATCTGAGCAAAGACCATACCGACTTCAGCTGGCCAGACCGTTTCCGGCATATCCACCAGCAGCAGGCTTTCCAGCTCTAAGATGCGTTTTGTGGCGTACTGCAATAGAGCCTTCATGCGACCAGCTCCCTGATTGGGATGCGGTTCATGTGCATCGTATAGCCGGTGCATTTTTCCAGATACGCATACTGCTCCAGTAGCTCGGGGTGCTGTTTGGCACCGTTCCTAAGATCATTCCGACTCGCCATGATGCAGAAAACGCAGCTCAGGCGATCGTTACCCAGCGCATAGGCATAGTGCGGTTCCTGCCCTGCCGCACTGATGGTGGAGAACACCTCTTCGGCCTTAAGATCGTGAACAGGTAACCACTCGTACCAGGTATGCACCGAATTTGAATCAGCTTCATTCTTACGAAATGCCTTTCGCTTTGCTCTTCCCGGCGACTCCTCGGCTCGCAGCCCGAGGCAGTTAACGATAGTCTTGAAACCATTCGACTTCGCATACGCTCTTACTTCGCGCTGGATGGGATTACGTTTTAGATCACTTGTGCATTGACGTGTACTGGCCGAAGGCCAGCTCGGGACCTCCGGGCGGTTCTGAAAGCGCCGCTCTACCATCTCCAGTAGTGTCTTGCGCGCCCTTGCAACGATGAACGGTAACCCAGCGTTTTTTGCCTGCTGCTGGGCCAGTTCCAGCGCACCGGGCCATTCCATTTTGCCGAGCGAAGCATGGACGACGATGAGCTGCTCAGGCGGAATAACTTCCAGCAGTTTAATCAGCATCGCCTGGCTATCTTTGCCGCCGGAATGGTTGGAGACAAACAATGCGCCGTCGCCTATCAACGATTCGATAGTGAGCTGTTCAGTCATTCTAGGCCTCCAGCTCGTTCTGGATTTCTTCGTCGATTTCATCCGTCGTGGCGTCTTCGTTCAGGTAATCGCGAGCCTCTTGCAGGTACTGTTCGCGGCGCTCGTCATACCAGGCTGAAAACTCTGGCGACCATCCGAATGTGTCGCCCTGATAGTCAACTTTGGCGTTGTCTTCTGCCATTCGTTCAACCATGCAATACGCGGTGATTAATCCGCATTCGCGGATATAGCCGCGCAGATCACGCTTGCGCCACCACGGGTTTATTTTCGAGTCGCACACATCGCGCATCTGCAATTCCCAGCGACGGATACAACGGGCGTTCAGTGATTTACTCATACTGCTTTCTCCCCGCTACGCTGCTTAAGATACGACTCAGCCAGTTCCTGAGCTTTGGCGTAAACCTTTACCTGCCGGTCAAAATATCCGCCCGCCTGACATTCAGCGTGTATAGCCGCCATCGCTGCTGCAAATTCGATAACGCCCTGTTTACGGATTTCCGTCAGGTAGGCGTCGGTGGCCATGAATGGGTTTTCTGCTTCAACATCACGCGATACATACGCGTTGATTTCCGAAACGTAATCCAGCGGTACGCCTGCCATCATGCAGTCCTCACCCTCGGATAAATATTCCAGGTGGTTTTCGCTGATATCAGTGAGCAGGCGCAGCATCTGCCCGTTTTCCGACGCCAGCGCATCATGCTGCGATTTCAACTGCTCGATCGCGATAATCACATCGACAATGCCATCCTCGCCGACCGACGACCTCATCGCTTTTTCCCACTCGATTTCGGCATTAGTTGCCGCCTGCAACTCAGCAGTAAGCACTTCTGCGCGTACAGTCTGCACATCCAGCGCGCACGCCAGGCGGGTAACGATTTTAGCTATTTCAATGATCGGCGTATCAGCGCTCATCGCTGCCGCGAATTCATGGCCTGACCGGACCAGCTGTTTGTTTTGTGAGTGATTCATAGGGACACTCTCCGTTCGAAATAAATAAACTGCCTGACAGCACTGATCGGAATTTCCATTTTTTCAGCTATGGTTCTGGCATTAAGCCCTGACTCATGTAGCTCTCGGGATAACTGCACGTCTGTTGCCGGGTATTTAACAGACTGGTGATAAATCCCGCGCAGACGCAGGCAGATACCGATCTCGCGCGCTTTGGTGCGTACTGCCGCGCCAGTCCGTCCAATTAGCAGGCCTATGCGGTCAACCGTCATCCTTCCGGCGACAAGCTTGATCATCATGATTTCAGCGCGACACCAAGTTTTTCGTATGGATTTCTTTGTCATGATCCCCTCACTTCACCACCCGCAGGTGGCTGACGTTTTTACGGTAACTGGCCCAGTTGAAGTTCACCCATATGCCGCCATCCATCTGCAGGCGGTCCATCACCCTCTCGCCCAGCACGGCGGTCAGCTGGGGGTGATTCAGGTTGGTCAGCACACCGACAGGTTTCAGGGCTGCCAGGCGGCGATCGATAATCTGGTTCAGGATGACGAACTCGCCGCGCGTCTCGCGCTGTACACCCACCTCATCGAGAACCAGCAGGTCCACGCGGCACAGGTCATCCAGTAACGCGGATTCTGATTCGCCCTCGTCGTAGCAGGCGCGAACGCGCAACATGAGGTCGGGGATGGTTACAATCAGCACCGTGGCGCCACGCCCGAGCAGATGATTTCCGATCGCCGCCGCCAGATGGTTTTTTCCGGTACCGCAACCGCCGCTGAACACGAAGCTGCCAAATCCGGTACCGAAGTTCTGCGCGTAGCGTTTCGCCATCGTCAGCGCAAGTTGCTGCCCCTCGCCGCTCACCTGGTAGTTTTTGAACGTGCAGCTGCGGTGCAAGTCCTGAATACCCGATCGCCCGAAAATACGGTCTGCACGCGCTTTCTGGTTGAGTTTCTCCACCTCAGCGCAATGCTTGCGGCCCTCTTCCTGCTGCCAAGCCATAAGTTCTTCAGCGCTGGAGAACTTGGGTTTGATGCCCGCCGGCATGAGTCGCTGCAGGCGTCCGATTAATTCGCTGCTGGTTTTCATGATTACCCCGTGAATCCGTCTGGAATCGTGTTATCAGGTTGCGGTACCGAAAGGGCCTGGGACTGATAGCGCGACGTCGCAGTGTTTTTTGACTGTTCAGGCTCGAACAATCCCTGCCAGCCGTTGGCTATGCTCCGGTTGATTATTTCTTCGGGGCTATATCCTTTGGTGATACAGCGGCCCAACAGGTTGATAGCTTGCGTAACGGTCTGCATCGATTTGATGGGCTTTTTCAGATCGCGACGATAGGCGACCCATGAAGACCAGGTTTCACGCGAAAGCCATTCCGGGACAGGAGCGGTTTCGGGATTGAAATCAGATCTTCCTGTCCTGGGGGATTTAGGGGGTTTATTAATATTGTCTTTATTGTCTTTTGTAATAGTGTCTTTTGTGTGTCCCCATTGTGGTGACAGGCTTGTCACTACCGTGGTGACATTTTTTGTCACTACCGTGGTGACAGTGTCATCATCATGGTGACTGTCACTACCATGGTGACAATTTTTGTCACTACCGTGGTGACCCCCGGGTCCGCTTTTAGCGGGAGGGATTTTCCACTCGTTAAGGTTTTTATTCGGCCCAATTAATGAACCATCAGATATCAGGACGTGCATGCTCAGCAGCTCTTTTTTTACAGCGTTAACTTTCTGCCGGGGCAGCCTGGTTAACTGAGCTAGCTGGGTGTCAGCAATGCGGTCCATTTTTTTGTTGAACCCATAGGTCTTTCGGCAAACAGCATGAGCAACCTTGGCCTGATTTTTCGTCAGGTTGGCCCCAATAAGCTCCTCGTACAGCTCGTTCGCCAGACGTGTGAATCCATCGTCTGTATCGGCCACACGCATCTCCACCACCTGCAATTCAGGTCTGATTGGTACTACGGAAAGACGCGCTAAATTACCCATAGCGCACCTCGTTGAAATTTACGGTTTGTCCAGTCATACTGACCTCGCAATTGCATCCAGTTATTGCACCCGAAGGCCGAAGTGTTGGCGCACATCGGTCTTCACCCTTTCAGAACAGCCCGCGCTGTTCGGTACGCTTAACGCGCTTTTCTTCGAACCTGTCGGCTGAGGTTGTTTGTTTCTCCGCCCACAACTTCGCGTGTCGTAAAACATCATCAAAAATTTTCCCCTTACGGCTTGCCTGAGACATGCGCCTGTATAAATCCACGGCCTGGAATGCCCCCCCCTGAGCCAGCGGCACAGGAAAACCCAGGCGAATAAGCTCTTCGCGGACGTGCTTCTCGATAAATTGCTCGTGGTTCATAAGCGGCCTCACATCACCTGCGGAATCATTGCCATCAGGCTGTTGAGAACCACACCGAGAGAATCCGCCGGCAGAAATCGAAGGACCGACTCAGCTGCCTCTCGAACTTCTTTTTCGAGCTTGTGCACAGGTGATCCCAGCAACTTTGCCTGGTGTGCTTCGCTGCATTCCTTGATGGCCGCCGCAACCAGCTCCGCTTCAGTTGGCTCCGCCTCGTAACCAAACCGGCGTTTGATAACGTCCGGCATCTGCCCAAGGATTGCCGGACGCAGTCTTACGATGTTGGCCCGCGCGTCGGGTGAGTTATTGCGGTTATCCAGCCAGCGGAAAAGCTTCGTTCGCCACACCAGAGGCTCAGCCGAAATTTCGATACCTTCCCCGCCCATTTCCCGCCAGGCATCAGCGACGATCATTGCAACGAATAACTGGCCACCCATCTCATTTGCCCAGCAACGAACTGCCGAACAGAGATTTGCGTGATCGTCCACTTGGGTCGTTTTAGTGTGAGATTCAAATCTCACGGCCCGTTGTAAGTTGTTGTTACTCTGCTGGTACGCGAGTGATTGCATAGTGATTCACCAATGATGAAGTCCTCGTTGAATTTGGCCGTCGGGTTAAGCGGCGTGATTAATGTGATTTGGAGTGAACATCTCCATACAGAAGCCAGTACGGGTCGCATTTAAGAACTCTCGCCAACTCAATTAAAAAACGAGGGCGTTTAGTCACCCCAGCCTCAATGGCCTGAAGTGACTGCTGTTTCATGCCCACAAGTTCAGCTAACTGAGCTTGGGACAGATTCATTTCCTCTCGTTTTTGCTTGAGACGGTTAGAAATTGTTTCCATATTACCTCCACAGTTTTATCTGTATTCTCTGACAGTTATTTCTGTTTGTCAAATACAGTTTTAACTGTGAACATCAAGGCATACAAAGAGAGGGATTTATGAGCCTTGCAGATCGCGTAAAACAAAAACGAATTGAGTTAGGGCTGACCCAGACAGAAGCAGCAGAGCTGGCCGGAATTCGGCAACAGTCTTGGCAAAGCATCGAAGATGGGAAGACGCTTAAGCCACGTAATATAATTGGGATAGCCAAAGCGCTAAAATGCGATCCGGAATGGCTCATGAACGGCGGCACATTCATGCCACTAGCTGAGGTGAACAGCAGGAGAGTTCCTTTGATTAGCTATATACAGGCAGGAGCGCTGGCGGAAAAAAGCCCTATCGAAGCCTTTGATGGAAGCCTCGAATATATTCTGACAGACCTTGATATATCTGAGTTTTCATTTGCTTTACGCATTGAGGGTGACTCTATGGAACCAGATTTCAAGGCTGGTGATGTTATCATCGTTGATCCAGAAATTGAGCCAACACCCGGTGAATTCGTTGTGGCCAAGAATGGCGGTGAGCAGGCTACCTTTAAAAAGTACCGTCCAACGTACACAGATATGAAAGGGTGCCAGCACTTTGAATTAGTGCCTCTAAATGATGACTACCCTGTAATTAATAGTGAAAACCAACCGCTTACAATCATCGGCGTGATGATTGAGCATCGCATTTACCGCAGAAAGCGCTAACCCCTTCATTAGGGAAGAAGCCGGCAAACGCCGGTTTTTTTCGTCCAAATAAAAATAAATATCGAAACAATACAGATATTTATGTTCACATTGCCTATATATACAGTTTTGTCTGTTGACGTTAATACAGTTTTATCTGTATCTTTATCTCATCAGCAAACAGTGGTCTTCGTGGTGGTGAATCTGCAGCCGCACCGACGGCAACCAGAATATCAGCGTCTGGCACCACCGACGAAGACCATTTAATGCGCCGATAATCAGCAACGTTCCGCCAGCCGGGCGATAACGGCAGAGGATGAGATGGTTAATCAACACTACGGCACGATGCACATCATTCGCCAGTGTGTGGCTCCGGGAATGCTGGCAAAGCACAACGGGCACACCTGGAATGTGTCAGCGGTTCGCGGCAAATACGTTTACCTGCGCACCATGCGCGGCGCAACACGCATCAACGATTGTCTTGTGGAAGTTTTACTGAATGGCTGGGGTGATCCGATGATTCACGGACAGGAAACCGCCAGGGCGAAATGCGCCTACTGCAAAAGCCTACTTCAGCCAGGCGATGAAGTGAAAAGTACCCTGCTTTTACTGCGCGGCAACATGCTTTCCCGCGAAGAACGGCAGTACTGCTCCAGGCAGTGCGCCGAGCACGACCAGATGGCCCACGAGCCATAAACGCAAAAACCCGCCGAAGCGGGCCTTACGTCCGGTAACACCGACCAAAGCATACCGGAATTTTTCACCTAAACCGAAGGCGGCTCTTACAAGCGCCGGGGATCTTACAACCCAAAGGAGCTCAGACGCAATGAACACATATGCGTTTCTCATTAAGGCAAAAGCGAAGTCAGGAGCAAAAAACCTGTTTTGCTGGTTCTCTGCAAAATCCGACTCACGCGCCCAGCGTGAAATCGAGAACATCCTGGAAGATGCCGAAATCGAAGTAGGTCGCGGCGCGGATTACCAGCTGCCGGTCCGTACAAACTGGCTTGTTGTCGACGACCTGCCCGCTGAGCGCGTTCTGGATGATACCTGGTGCGATCGTTATGAACTCGGCGACGACGGCAAGTCCTGGAGCAAAACCTCCAAAGAAGCCAAATCCGTGAATATCCAGGACGAGCGCGTGCAGCTTGCAGAAGCTGCCGCTAAAGCCAGTACTCCGGCAGCTGACGCCCCTGCACTCCTCCGCCCGGTAGCACGACTGCGCCTGCCGCAGCGCCTGATTGCACACCTGCTTAACGACACTGAAGAAAAAGAAATCAGTGAAGCTGTGCACGTACAGATCGGCGCAGCTGAGGCGGACGAAAGCAATATCTATATCCAGAATCTGCTGCAGGCCTGCCGGGAGGTACCAGGCATTGATGAACTGTCTGCGCATGTTGAGTGGAAACTCATTCAGGCTGTAAAAGAATTATTCCCACTGGAGCAGAACCACGAAGTAAGCGCCATCAACGGCTTTATTACAGCCTGGGTGGAAGCTGACCCGGGTGATCGTTCCCAGCTCGTTAAAGAGTGGGCTGACATCGTTCATGACTGGCCTGAAATTAATACTACCGCCGCCTCCGCAACTGACATTGTTCAGAAATTGCAGAATGCGGAAATTCCAGAGCTCATCACCGTGGCAACCCTGCCATTCCGCCAGCGTCTACTCGCTCAGTTTATCTCTGAAAGCGAATACGTCTACCACATCCAGGCAGAGCAGAAAAATGCCCTTATTGCACTGGAAATGGACGTGGATAACTCGTACGTACAAAACCTGCTCCTGGCCGCTGAAAACACCCCTTCCCTGAAAGACGTCAGGGAATACGACCTATGGAAACTGACCGACGCGGTCAGGGAAGTGTTCCCGCAGGATAAAAAATTGCCTGAGCTTGGCGTAATGCTGCAGTTCCTGAAAGCCTGGAGCGAAACCGCGTATGTCGACAAGGGGCTCCTTGTGAAGGAATGGGCCAAAGGTAACCGCATTTCAGCCATTCAGCGCACAGACACCGGCACGAATGCTGACGGCGGCATCGTGACAGATCGCAGCCAGGATTATGCGCACACCCTGGAAACGCTGGATTATGAAATTGCAGCCGCGACGCTGCCGATGGATTTCGATATCTACAACATCCCGGGCGCTATACATCGACGCGCCAAAGAAATCGTTCAGAAACATGAAAGCCCGTTTAAGGAATGGTCTGCCGCGCTGCGCAAAACAGCGGGCATCCTGGACTATTCCCGCGCTGCTATTTTCGCACTGATTCGTGGCGCCGCCGAGAACGTCCATCATTTCCCGGTCAGCCTGCAAACCTACATCAGCGCAAACCTGAAAGAACACCAGCATGGCAAGCCAGAGGCTGCAACTGTTGAGGCTGCGCAATTCAGCCGTGAAACCCTGGATAAACAACTGGCCGCTGACCGCGGCGAATATGTTGAGGGTATCAGCGACCCGTCGGATCCGAAATGGGATAAAACGCCGCGTAAAACTTTCTGTACTCACGAAGAGAACCTGCAGCGAGTGCGGGAAGAAGGGGCACGTCTCCGGGCTGAAGCAGCAGCCGCCCAGCCGAAAGTTGAAAACCTCGGCGCTGGAGTGTTCTCCATCGAAGGGCTGACTGGTAACACTCCGATTAATCCGGACAACGGCCCGGTAATGGGTGACGCCACTTATCAGGAAATGGCCGAAGGCCTACGCGAAGAACTGGAGGCTACCGAAGATGTGCAGATGGAAACGGCTGTCAGTAACGAAATCCCGGCTGGTACACCGGTTTCAACAGGCGAAAGCACTGATGAAGATCATCCGCAGGCAGATGCCGTAAACGCTGCCGGTATTTTCGCGGCTAACGCTCCGCGCCTGGCTAACCACACTGAGCCGGAAACGAACCAGGAAACTGTTAAACCGGCCCAGTCTGAACCGGATCAGCAACAAAGCGAGCCATCTTCGCCAGAAACTGAGCCAGAAGCTATTGAGTACCCGGCTTTCTTCGAACCAGGCCGTTATGAAGGTTTACCGAATAACGTTTACCACGCCGCGAACGGTATCAGCTCAACCATGGTGAAAGATGCCCGTGTATCGCTGATGTATTTCAATGCGCGCCACGTTGAAAAGACCATTTCCCGCGAGCAGTCCAAAGTGCTGGATATGGGCAACCTGGTGCATGCGCTGGCACTGCAACCCGAGAACCTGCATACAGAATTCAGTATTGAACCTGAAATCCCGGAAGGTGCATTCACCACCACGGCAACGCTGCGCACGTTTATCGACGCGCATAACGCCAGCCTGGCGCCGCAACTCAGCGCTGAAGATATCAAAGCGCTGCTTGAAGAGCACAACGCCACCCTGCCTTCGCAGGTGCCGATGGGTGGCAGCCTGGAAGAAACAGCGCAGAGCTATATGACTCTGCCAGCTGAGTTCCAGCGTATTGAGGCAGACAAGAAGCAGACCGCTGTCGCAATGAAGGCCTGTATCAAAGAGTACAACGCCACCCTGCCCGCTCCGGTAAAAACCAGTGGCAGTTGTGACGCGTTGCTCGAACAACTGGCGATCGTTAATCCTAACCTGGTGGCACAGGAAGCGCAGAAGCCGCAGCCGCTAAAAGTATCCGGCACCAAAGCTGACCTGATTCAGGCTGTGAAGTCTGTTAACCCGGGCGCCGTGTTCGCCGACGAACTGCTGGATGCGTGGCGCGAGAACCCGGAAGGCAAAGTGCTGGTCACCCGCCAGCAACTGAGCACCGCGCTGAACATTCAGAAAGCGCTTCTGGCTCACCCTACCGCCGGCAAGCTGCTGACGCACCCGAGCCGCGCTGTTGAGGTGAGTTATTTCGGGTTTGACGACGAGACCGGGCTGGAAGTACGTGTACGCCCGGATCTGGAAATCGACCTTGACGGTGTGCGTATCGGCGCAGACCTGAAAACCATCAGCATGTGGAACGTCAAGCAGGAAGGTCTGCGCGCCAGGTTGCACCGGGAAATCATCGACCGCGATTACCACCTGAGCGCAGCCATGTACTGCGAGACGGCGGCGCTTGACCAGTTCTTCTGGATTTTTGTCAACAAAGACGAGAACTACCACTGGATCGCCATTATCGAGGCATCGGCCGAACTGCTGGAACTGGGCATGCTGGAGTACCGCAAGGCGATGCGTGCTATCGCGACCGGCTTTGATACTGGCGAGTGGCCAGCGCCGATCACTGCTGACTACACCGATGAACTGAACGATTTCGACCAACGCCGCCTTGAAGCGCTGCGCCTGGCTTAATGGAGGATTTGACCATGCAAAATACCAATATCATCACGACTGAGCAGGCTCCGAACACCATTTCTGCCAGCAACGCAGTATTCAACGTGCAGGCGCTGGGCCAGCTTACCCAGTTTGCCGAATTGATGGCCCAGTCTGCCGTCACCGTTCCCAAACATCTGGCGGGGAAACCTGCCGACTGCATGGCGATTGTCATGCAGGCCATGCAGTGGGGCATGAACCCTTACGCAGTCGCCCAGAAAACGCACCTGGTAAACGGCGTGCTGGGTTACGAGGCGCAGTTGGTGAATGCGGTGATTTCCAGCTCCAGCGCTATTCAGGGCCGATTCCATTACGAGTACGGCGGAGACTGGGAGAAGATCGCCGGCCAAAAAGAGGGTCGTGATGAACTGGGCCTTTATATCCGTGTCGGTGCAGTCCTGCGCGGTGAAGCGGAGATCACCTGGGGCGAACCAATCTACCTGTCTGATATTACCACCCGGAACTCACCACTGTGGAAGACAGCACCGAAGCAGCAGATCGCTTATCTCGCAGTAAAGTACTGGGCGCGCCTGTACTGCCCGGAAGTCATCCTGGGCGTTTACAGCCCGGATGAAGTCGAGCCGCGCGCAGAGAAGGAGATTAACCCGCCGCCGCAGCACGTGGACCTGAAAGAAATCGCTAGTGACACTGCCGCAACCACCAGCAGCGCGCGGGAATCCACGGTGAATATTGATGCTATCGCCGATGAATTTCGTGATCGCATTGATGCCGCCGAAGACATCGACGCTGCGAAAGCCGTGGGCGAAGACATTAACCAGGCCAAGGCAACTCTGGGCTCAGCGCTGTTCACGGAACTCAAGAACAAAGCCACACAGCGTTATCACCGGGTGAACGCTCGCAACAAAATCGAGGCGGCGATCAACTCTCTTCCGCAGCCGGGTGAACCGGAAGCTGCTGAGCTGTTCGCGAAGGCTGAGCAGACCCTGACGGCGGCGAAACGCCACCTGGGCGATGAGCTGTATGAGAAATTCAGCATCACGCTGCTGGATATGAAACCTGAGTATGTCGGCTAAGGGAGGCGGGAGGGTTCTCCCTCCCGGTTAACGATGAGACTAATCAATCGAAGTAAAACATCGCCGATTGGCTGCCAGGCCTGTAACGCAGCACTCGCAAAGCATGTTGATCGTTTTGGTGATTACGGCCCTAAAAATCTGAAAACGACATACACCGTTCAGGTTCAGGGTTCAAAGGTTACGGTAGAGGTTGTTAACCGGAAGATGAGCTATGTGGCTACAGCAATGACGGGAATGCGCCGTCTACGTTCAGTAGCAAATAAAACGATGGGGTTAAGGGGGAGAGAGTGATCGGGATCCTTAAAGATGTGCCACCGGCAAAGTGGCCGCAAAAGCTTCACGACCCGAAACGCACCCATGTATGGGCCAACTCATATTTTCTGGTGCAGGAATTCAGGGAAGAGGAAGGCGTGATCCGCCTGAGCGTTAACACAACCAGTATGGGAATGAACGGGCGCTGGAAGGATGGCATCACCTGGGATGCGTTGCAGGAAATCAAAAACGCCGTTGGCTATGCGGATCGGGATGCGGTCGAGATTTACCCGGCGGAACGTGATGTGGTGAACGTTGCCAACATGCGACATCTGTGGATTTTATCTGAGCCGTTGCCGTTCGCATGGCGCCGTGACAGCTGATAACGAATTATCAACGGCCCCGGCCGGGGCCACTGGAGAGAAGTGATGACAGATTCAAGTCTGATACCTGAAAAAGAAGTGATGAGTATCCTGGGTATCTCATCACGTCAAACAATCTGGAACTATACGCAACGGCATAATTTCCCGAAGCCAGTAAAGACGCACCCGAAGGCCTACCTTCGAGAGGCATTCAATCACTGGCTTCAAAATGGTGGCGTCAACCAGAAATCTTCCTGATATGCCAGAATAACTTATCAGCGTGAAGCTCATAGGCTTTACGCTGAGCTTCAATCCAGTCATGTTTGTTATACACTGCCATCACGCCGCCCAGCTCATGTCCGAGCATTCTTTCTGTAACATGGGGTTCAACGTCCATTTCAGAAAGCCTCGTAACCAACGTCCTTCGGAAGTCATGGGTGCGCCAGTAGCCCAGATCCATTTCCCCCCTTATACGGTTAACAAACCGGTTAGCAGCAGCAATGGTGATAGGTTCATGGATTTCCGCCCCAGGGAAAAGAATATCTTTATAGGTCATCATCGCCCTTTCAAGTAAAGGTTGAATCTGTTCAAAAATGGGTCGGCGGATAATATTCCCCATTTTGCTGTGCTCTTTTGGGACGGTCCAGACATTCTCTGTTAAATCAAACTCCAGCCGTGTGGCGAGGCGAAGTTCCGACAATCTGGCCCCCCATAGCATCAGCATCTGGTGCAACAGTTTGTTTGAAGTTGATGCCCTGCTTCTTTCAATCGCCAGCCAAATTTGAGCAAGCTCATGGTACGAAAGAACGCGATCTCCGACGTCAGCTCGCGTACCAAAGTCCCTTGGCTGAATACCCATAATCGCGCAACTATCGATAACCTGACGTCGCATGCACCAGCTGATTGCTGAGCGCAACTGGCTGAGTACCTGACGCGTTCGCCGCGGATTATCTCTTTCCTCTTCGGTGAGCAGATCCACCCACTGTTTGACGGTGATTGAGGCGGCTGGTCGCCGGGGAAACGCATTGTACATACGCTTCATAACAGTGGACTGATAAAGTGCCTGCGTCTTTGGCCTGAGGCTAACGCGGACATAGTTATCAAACCAGTAATCCAGGCATTCCGCTACCGTCAT